CTCGACTTCTTCTTTGTATTCAGGTTTAACTGGTATTGTCGCATGCCGGATATTCATTCGCCAATAGGTCCGTAGTGATTCTGGCGTATACGCATGGTTGAAATGATTACTCATATCCTCCGCCCATTTCGTCCATTGCTTCCGGCTGGAATGATTCGCTAAGTCTGCCAGATACTGATGTTCTTGTTTTGTCCACTCTGCCAAGCTGTCACCTCCTGAAATTATGTACAAAAAAAGCACCCACTCGGATGAGTAGATGCTGAATGACTATGTACGAACCCGTCAGTTTGATTCGCACCAACGGGCTATGTCGAGTAGTTACAGGCTAAGCAGAACAATAATCGCTATGTGTGATTTCTCTTGTCTGTATACTACTTCCATAATACCATTATAAAGGACTTGACAAACAATTGCAAGCGTTTATTTTGCTAAAGTTCGCTATTTTTCTCAACTTCTTCCAGCTTTTTCCTAAATTCTCCCCTAAACCATCTCCTATAATTCGTCATGGTGCTACTGGATAAATCGTCTGGTCGCCTTCCGTCAAAATAGTACGTCTGCATGATTTTCCCCTTCTCGCTATCATTCGTGTTTTCGATCAGTAACTTAATCGCTCGGATGACTTTGCGCAACCGTATGTACCCTTCGTCATCCTCTGCCATTTTGAGCGCTGCTGTTTCCGTCGGGTGTGATAATCGTCCACTGCTTCCTCCCCCGATATTTGTATCCGTCTCTCGCCAAGGGTGCATGACCGCCGCTCGTTTGTTGAGCAGCAGCCGGTTTAAGTTGCGGTAATTGGATAGAATAGCGTCTAGTTGACTGTCTGTGTAGATGTTACTCACGCTCCTTTTTTTATAGCCCGTGGTTATATTCTTATAGTTCTGCTTGCAGCCCTTTAAGAGCTCCCAATCCTGGTGGATCAAATCCTGAAACGGCCCGTACCAACTCTCCTTCGTTATTTCTCAGAGTAGTGACAGGAACTGTCTGGAATCCTAGTTGTCTGACAACCTCTCTATATGATTCGTTATCGTCCACATTCTTTTCAGAAAACTCTATACCTTCACGTTCAAGCATCTCTTTGGTAAATCGACACTGCATGCAGTTATTGGCGCTATATACTGTTATGGTCATTCGTTTGCTCCTTCCTCAACGGGTACGGCGAATGGCCAAAACCTCTCGTCATAGTCTTTGATTTCTTGTTCGTTATAACTTTCGGGGTCACTAGAAAATCCATCTACCCATTTTACCCCGTTAGATTGATGAAAGTCTCTTATCAGAAACTGTCCAGTGGTAGGTTCTATTACGTAATACTTCTTCTCTTTCTCCACTTCGATATTCGGGTAAGCTAGCCAGGCACGGGCGAACAACTCAGGATTGGTATATATCCAGTTTTCTGTGATGTTACCTCCTGTATCTTTGGCGTTAGAAAAAATAAGCCAAAAAGCTTTTGACAAACTACACTCATCTTCTTTTGCGTTCTCTATCCACTCACCCACAAACTGTGGAATGACTGGTTTTTCCGGTTCGTCTAGCTGGTCGATTAAGTCTATAACCACTGGTACATACACAAATGCAGGTCGCAACTCGACCTTGTCGTATTCTAAATGACTATTCAGTTTTATCTGTCGTTTCAACTCTTCTTTATCCATCTCACTCACTCCTATTCCCTTTTGCCCAATTCATCCACTCTTCTTTTACTTTTTCATCCCAATGTTTCTTAACAGTTTTCAATTCCTTTTCCATCTCTTCAACCGCTGCTTTCTTGATCGACTTACTGTTTACAGGAAGGACTACTCGTTGGCTTCCTTTCTCTTTTGTATACGGGAACGCCGGATATGTTACATGCACTTCGATTGCCTGCTTATTATTAATCATAGCTTTTAAATCTTTATATTTATTTTCTAAAGAAAAAGCTGTCCAAGTGGAGTAGTCTTTATCCATTCCATTCACTCCTTAATCAATTCGCCTTCGTCTAAAAAGAATAAATCTTCCAACGTTTCTATTTCGTCAGCTGTAAATGTGACCGCTCCGATCAATCGCTTCTTAATACTGGCATACGATATGTCCAGCACTTCCGCTAAATCTTTATGCTTATACCCTCCATCTTCCATCAACAGTCTTATCCGCTTAATGTCAACATTTTTGACTCTCTCTGGATAATCTGTTATCGGTATCACTCGTATACCTTTCTCAGCCCGTTTTCTGTAAGAAGGCGACATATAAAGTCCTAGCGTTCCAACTGTTACGCCTAATTTTTCCGACAGTTCTTTCTTCGTTCCTGTCGCAACCAACTCATCATGCCGGTTGTAATATGCATATTCTTTAGGTTGCATGTGCCGCCCCTTTCAGTAAGTCTTTTATATCCACACCATACGTCACGGCTATTGTTTCAACTTCTTCCTTTCGCCACCGGTTAACTTTGTTCAGCTTCTTCCATGCCGCCCCGTTGCTGATGTCCAACAGTTCCATCAATGCTCTGTTGGACAACCCTCTTCCTCTCAACAACTCATTAATCAATTCGGTGTTTACTTCGTCAGCCATGTAAAAATCACTGTCCGGCTTCAACTTGTACCCTATTGTGTTTTCGTTTTTAGTGCCTAATTCCAGCAACACCCTTAATTTAACCAGTCGCTCATCATCCATACTGACACCTTTCAAACTCGTCTTGCCTGTTTCAGCGTCGAATATTTCTATTTCCGTCAATCGCTCATAAAAATCAGGAATATCTACTATGCGCACGTTTCTGCCTCCTCACTCTGTTAGTCACGGACTGTGCATTACGTTTGTGGCCATTTTCAGCCTGTTTCAGCTCGTTTTCCATTGTCTGAATGTCTTTATACCCTAGATACCATTTAAGGCTCTGAGGGGCTAAATAGCCCCATATGCCGTTTGACTGGTCAGCGTAACGCAAACCGGGTAGGTCTGGTTCAGTGCCTTGTTTGTAGAAATGTAGTTTCATCAAAATACCTCCGTATTATCTCCTTGTTCCATCGCTTCTCTGAATCTGTCCGCCTGTTCTTCAACTTGTGCCTTCAGCAATCGCTCGCTTGAATTAGAATACGTCACGATACTGCTTTGCTGCTTGTGCCTGTTATTAATTTCACGTTGGAGATACCACTTTGCTTTTTCAAGGTCTTCTAGGCTATTACCTTTCTTGTCGGCTCTCGTGATGTATTTAACCACGTTTCCCAGATGAAAGTTCAGTTCGAACGCTTCGATGATGTCAATCACTTCCATCTTGTCTGATTGGTAATGATCAGGATGATTCACGTTACTGTGATGTCTGTGCGTCCCGTGATTTAGTCTGTGGCTCATTGGTCTGCTCCTTTCTTAACCGTTCGTTCTCCAATTCCATATCCACAACCCGTTCCAGCAGTCGTTCTCTTTCGATTGTGTGCTTTAGTTGCTCACGTTCATTCTCAATAGCTTTCTGATACGCTGTGAGCGTTTTTACTTCTTCGACGTCGGATAACATGTCTTTGTCTATAATCGCCTGTAATGCGTTCCTAGCGTTTGAATAGAACCCCTTGAATTTCCAACTACTTGCTTCCTTCTGTGTTTTCGGATTAATGTTCGTCACGTATTCTTCGATGACCACGTTTCGGTCGTCGTATTTTCTGATTCGCAGATTGTTTGTGATGTTCATTCGACTTCCTCCTCAATATCCCCTATTCAGTTGATTCCGCTGATTCAACTGTATTTAGGTGTTGGTTGACCAATTGGCTCGCTTCCTCAGACCTCTTTAATCTCTACTCGTTGAAATTCCTTCTTCACAATGTGAAACTTCTCTGTCCATCCCGCTATTTCTTTCCATCCATCTCCCGGGATCACTCCCGCAGCAACCATTCCGTCTAAGATAAATTTCTTCTGAAAGGCGATATTGTCAGGATCAGTCCGCCTGTTGTTCAAGAACCAGTTGAATTCAAACTCTGCCGGTAACTCGTGCAGCTTGAACCCCGCTTCAACTGCCTGCAGTGTGTGCAGCCTGCAGATTTCAGTGGCTTGCTTTTTTGCTTTAGCGCCAGAATAACGGTTCGTGCGATTTGCATTTGTGTACTGGTTCAGTGTCATTAGTTGAAGCGGTATGACTATTTTGTCCATTTATTCACTCCTTAAAATAGACTCGTCCCGATATTGGTCAACATCTCACTTTTTGCTAAGTCGTAGAATTCTTTGTAAACCTCGAATCCGTAAGCATTACGTCCCATTTCAGCCGCTGCTCTAAGCGTTGAGCCACTTCCTGCACATGGATCGATAACCACGTCGCCCTCATCTGTAAATATTTCAATCAGGCGCTTTAATACCGGAATCGGCTTTTGTGTCGGGTGTATTTTAGGAACACTGTTATCCACTACCCAAGGAAAATGATTCTTGACCATTGCGCCACCGTTATTAAATTTAGGCAGTTTGTCACGATAAAGGACGACTGCGTATTCAGTTGCTCCAACAATTCGCATGTTCGCCTTTAACACCTGCGCACTGGATTTCTTCGTAAAGACTAGCGGATAAGCATTCTTGAACCCGTGTTTCTTTCCGTATTCGATCAGCATGTGCATTTGTTCGAAGGCACAGAAGACAATCATTGCGCCTGCGGAATTTGTTTGTTTCGGTTCTTTCTTGATTAATTTGTTAGCAAAGTGCATGAATTCAGCAATATTAAAGTTCTCATCACTGTTGAAGAAGTTCTTGCCGGCCTTGCTACTTTCGCCATTCTTGATGTCTCCGCCGTTGTACCACTCTAGACTGCTCCCATATGCGTTTTTGCCGATGTTATAAGGTATATCCGCAATAACTAACTGCGCTGGGGGGATGTTATACCTTTTATAGTTTTGTAAGTTGTCATGATACAACTCTATTTTTGGTTGCTTGGACTCTTTAATAACTATTGGTTCAAATAGTGATTCTTCCACTTTGTCAACTCCTTAAATTTCCGGTATCTTGCTGCCGTCTTTCGTCCATTGTTTGACCAGGTAGGCGTTCCACCGGTCACCTAAACCGGTAGAAATCCTCGCCATATCCAGCGCTTCGAGCATATGCGTCATGCGTTGATTGTCCTGTTGTTTTATCCATATCAGCATGCCTTCCGCTACGTTGTCCGGTAATTCGGTATCTTGCATGAGTTTGCGTGCCCAAGCCATTTTATAAGCACATTGTTTCGCTTTCTCCAATTCCAGCAAAGGCAGTAAATGGTCATGTTTCCAGCCTTCTTCTTTACAGACATCCAGATAGTCCTGATAGTTCATGTATCCAGCTCCTCGAAGTACATAGACGAGCCGTGAAAGCGGTAGTTAATCGTATTCGTAAATCCTTCTCTGTTCTTTGCTATGGTTAATTTGACGACCGTTTCATCTTCCGGGTCACGGTGAAGGAAACCGACCACGTTAGAATCCTGTTCCACACTGCCCGACTCTCTCAAGTCGGATAAGTTAGGCGTTTTGTCCTGTCTGCTCTCGACTCCCCTGTTCAACTGAGATAATTCGATGATCGGCACATTTAACTCATTCGTGATTTTCTTGAACGTCCGTGTAATCTCGCTCACTTGAAGATGTCTGTCTAATCGCTTGTTGTCTGTTTCAATCAGTCCAATGTAATCAACGACTGCAACATACGGTTCGCCGTTCAGTTCAAACACTCGTCTCCGTATCTGCTTCTCAATCTGACTAACGGTGTGCAATGAGTCATAAATTCTCAAACCAGACGCTTCGATTTCCAGTGCTTTCGTAATCACGCTCGTCTTTTGCTCGTCAGATAGTCGGAGGTTCGGCATACGCAGTTTGTACGAATTGATACCTGTCAGTGCGCTGACAAACCGGTCTAACATCTGTTTCTTGCTCATTTCGAGGGTGAACAAGTCCACTTGCATATTTGGATGGTGTTCCATCATTTGTTTAACAAGGTTAATGGCGTAGGCTGTTTTACCGACTGACGGTCGTGCGCCGATCGTGATGAGCATGCCACCTCTCATGCCTCCACCTAACAACTTGTCTAGTTGTGGGTAAGACTTAATGCCTTCTTCTGCACCGTTTTCAATGTCGTGCAGGAGTTGTTCAATCGCTGTCTTGATATTCCCATCGTCTTTTCCTTTTTGGGAATCTTCCAGCTCTCGTACTCGATCTTTTAAGTAAGCTAAGTTCTTGCTTGTAGGATTATTTAGATAATTTTCATTTGCCACCCTCACCCTTTCCTGCATGTAGCGTCGTTCCAGCAATTCCACGCCTTTTTCATAGTTATCGACTTCGTGAAATTTAAAGGACAACATTTCAAGCGACTGCTCACTCCATTTTGCATAGGGATCTATATCCTGAATCTTCATCAGCAAATCGGAGAAGTCTGAAAAGTCTGCGTCTGTTTCTTCTAATGTACGAATCAGCGTTCTGTTATGCTTGTCGAATATCCATTCATGATTTAGTCTGTAGCGCTTGAATAAATCGGGATTGTAAAGCGCTGCGCCTACGATTTTGTTTTCTAACTCTATTGTCATTATTCCATCCCCGCTTCTCTAAACTGTTCATCAATCGACAGTTTAGGTTTATTTTCACTGCTGTCTTCTAGCTGGTAGTTATCGTTCCACCGTTCGTTATGAAACCAAGTACTCCCATGTGCCGGCTTCTGCCATTCCTCACGTTTAAGGTATTTCTTGTAAGCAACAATGCCATCTTGAATCTGCTTGTTCGTTGTACCTTCCTTGATCGCCTTCTTGTAAGCAGTCAGCGCCTTCTTCTTACCCTGCTTGTTAGGGTAGAGATCCCACAACTTTTCAAAATCTTCCGTCAGCTGTGCTGATGATTGATCTATACTATTACTTGTATTACTATTACTTGTATTACTCTCTTGTGCATTTTCTAAATACCCCTGTTTAATATTCTTACTACCCCTGTTTAATTTTCTATCTACCCTAGTTAGTTTATTAACTACCCTTATAATGCGCTTGGTGACTTGTTTGCCATCTCTTTCGTAAGAGATAGTGATGAGTTTTTTATGTTCCAACTCTTTGATAATTTGGGTACATCGTCCTTTAGTGATTCCGAAGAATTCGGAGAAGTGTTTATTGCTGGCAAAACATCCTTTGTCGTTGTCTAGGCTGTCTATTTCAACTAAAAACAACTTCTCCATAACGGTTAAATCTTCGGCTAGCCATATGTCTTTAGGAATCCACACGCCTTTAAAATCTCTGTTTATTCCCACTTAATCACATCCTTAGAAGGGAAGATCTGAATCTGAGATGTCGATTGAATCGTTGTTCTTCTCGAACGGATCATCATTATTCTGTTGTTTCGGTTTATTTGCGTTTTGGTCTTTTTTTGGTTCAACGAATGTCACACTATTGATGATGATTACATCTCGATAAACTTTCGTTCCGTCATCTTTTGTATAATTGTTGTTCTGCAAGTTTCCGCTAATCGCTATCTTGCTCCCTTTTGAAAAGTTATTCGCAATTATTTCGGCTGTGCTCCTAAAAGCAGTACAGTTGAAGAAGTCAGTTTCGTATTCGCCTGAACTTTTATCTTTAAATTGTCGTTGTACGGCTACACTTATATTCGTTATTGCCATACCGCTACCGCTGTATCTAATTTCTGGATCTCGTGTTAAATTTCCTATCATGTTTAATGAGTTCATTTGTTAGTCTCCTTTATAGTCCTAGTTGTTTGATGTGTTCTTCCTGCAGTTTGATTGGCTTGATATGGTACTTCTCAATAAAATGATTAATGCCCATTTGGTGTTGTTTCGTATGGCAACCGTGGCACAAACACATCAAATGGTGTTTCGTGTGATCTATCTTCTTCCTGTTACGTCCAGCTCCTACACTCTCTACATGTGCTATCTCGCTTTTTTCAGCCCCACATATCCAGCAAATACGTTTCATGGTTAGTGCGAACAGCATCTTGCTTGTTGCCTGGTCTAAATACCAGTTTTCTTTTCTGAATGGAATGTCATTGTCAATGCAATACATGATCGTATGCTCGATGAACTTTGAAGCGGTCGTTTTCTTCATTTTGTTATAGCCGAGCGACGGAAGTTCCGGAAGTATCTCGTCCAGCATGAACTGATACTTCCGTTCAGCTTCGACAGCGTCCAGAGGTAAGCCGATGTACTCGGCTATATCCCCGAACAAGGCATATAAATGCTTGCGTTGAGCGTCAGTGATTGAATCTTTCTCGAAGACTTCCACATTCACGTAGTATTTGCCATTTACAGCCTGTTTCTTGACCGTTTCAACGTCCAGTGGGTCAATCAGCTTCACTTCGATTAAATCGCCTGTATGAGCGATTATTTGCCCTCTCATTTACATCACTTCTTTGGATTAGTTGTCGAACCGTCGAATAATGATTCTTGTGCCTGATCTTTCTGCTTCTTAATATTCGCTTTTACCTTGCTGACAAATGCCATGATTTTAGATTCTGGAATATCGCTATAGTTTTCTACCCCTAATTGACCTAATGCCCAAGCGCTTAACTTACCTTTGCCTGACTCATCATCGTTACCCGTCACTTTTGCGTATTCGTTTAAAGCGTCTTTTAACTGTTTGATTTGTGCAGCTGTGGCTGTCTTGACTTTAGGTTTTGGTTTAGTTTGTTTGTTCGTTCCGTTGCCACTTGCTGAATTGCCATCGTCGTCTGTTTCGGACGCAATGCCAAAAGCAGAGGATAGAGCGTACCGTCTGGCGTAAGTGATAGCTGAACCGATACCCTGCGGTGTGTTCTTGTCTGGTTTCATTAGGATAGGTGGGAATTCAATGTACTGACCTGATTCGTGCGTGATGATAACACCGACTCCCACATGATCCCCTTCTTGTGCTGGGTAGGTTAATTCAGCTAATCCAACTTTGCTTGCTGCATCGTGGATAACCTCAACAACGTTTTCTAACGGCACATACTTACTTTTAAAGAAAGGATTATCTGCGTCTTTCTTTGGTTGTTTGACATCTTTCTGAAAGGTTGCCAATGCTTTAAATAATTCATTTGTTTGTTCGCTCGTTTTCATATTGTAATTCCTCCTAAATTTGGTATAATCAACTTGAATATTTATTCCTCTGACACCTCTGCAAAGGTGTCTTTTTTTATATTTGCTCAACTTCCTCAAATTCCATTTCTGACAAGTCATAATCAGTGATCAACCGTTTTGCGTCTTTTCTACCCAACTCCCATATCGCTTCTTTCTTCGCTTCGTCCTCGTCAATTGCTGATACTCTGACTTCTACTGTCATGGGTACGGTCACACTCACAAGATACTCGTGTTCTACTTGTTCCGGTTCGTCTGGCAGCTGGTCGTAATTGTCTGGTACGTAGGTCATCTATTTTCTCCTTTCTCAAGTAATTCCGGGTTATCGTAGATGTTGCCGATGATCTCGCAGCCATTTTTCCACACAACATTAAATTGAGTTGATGGCTCTTGTTCGGTTAAATGTAAATACTCGACATTATAGGCCATGTAAATTCCATTTCTAAAGATTGGA